GAGTATGGCAACCACGCAAGAACGATACCCGCGTTTTGGCTGGGCCAATGACAAATACGATGGGCCGTCGTAAGACCCGCAAGAACGCAGACGGATGGTTTGCGCACATTGTAGAGACAGGACACTTCTTTGGTAAGCAAACAACGACCAGCAACGTTGGTGCATTTGCACGGAGTAAGAAGGCCACAGAAGCGCGCATGCGCAACCTTCATTTGAGATTGTTACAGAACCGCTTTGGAAAGTACATGAAATGAAAGTAGGTCTTGCCATACGCTCCTTGCTAGTCAATGACTCTGACGTCAATGCGATTGTCAGTGGACGCATATATCCAGAGATGGCTATTGAAGGCGCACAGACGCCTTATATCGTCTACAGCGTCATGTCTAACACGCCATCAAATACTAAAGAAGGCGCACCAGTAGACGAGGCAAACGTTGAAATCCTAAGCGTGGCCCGCTCATATTCAGAAGCCAATGACCTTGCCGACAAGGTGCGCGATGCACTTGATCGTGTTGGCACCACAGTAAGCGTGGCAGAAGGTTCCATTGTCGTAAATTCCATACAGTATACAAACGAGATAACGCAGGTCACAGAAGACCGCAGCTTGTTTGCCTCAGTTCAAGATTACACCATCCGCATAAACCGCAACTCATGACAGAATTTTTGATTGAAAACTGGGGCGAATTGACGCTGGCCGTTCTCGCCCTCGTAAAGGTTATCGTGAATCTCACGCCAACCGAAAATGATAACAAGGTGTTTGGCTATGTCGACACCCTGATCAACCTCATCATTGCAGACCGCATCAAACCCTCCAACAAATAACCATGGCAGAAACTACTGGAGTCATCAATGGCTCTGACCTCCGCATCTTCCTGTCCTCTACTGACGACAGCGAAGTCTTGATCGACAACCTCACGGATTGTTCAATCAGCGTCACCACCGACTTGCGTGACACCACCACGAAGAACAACAACGGCTACCGCGCGATGTTGCCAGGCTTGAAAAGCGCCACCATCAACTTCACCGCGCTCTACGCTTCTGATGCCACCAACGGATACAACGAGCTTATCGCTTATCAGTTGGCTGACACGAAGATTTACCTGCTGTTTACTCACGCTCCTGACGGAACGGAAAACGCAGGCGACGAGCGCTTCGACGTCTCTGGATACATCACGAGCTTGGAGTTGAGCGGAGGCACCGAGGACAATGGTACCTTCACTTGCACCGTTGAAGTTCACGATACCATCGTTCGCGAGGCAATTCCAGCATAATTAACTTAGCTGCATGACAATTACTTTAGAAGGCAAGACCTTTCCAGTACGCGCTTCGATGCGTGCCTGGAAGAACTTTGAAAAGGCCACAGGGTGCAAGGTGACAGGCATCGATGCCGATGACGTCACGAAGATGCCCGAACTCTTGTACTACTTCGTGCAGGAGGGCTGTCTAAAGCAAGGCATGCAGTTCAAGATGGATGTTGACGAATTCTTGAGCATGATTGAAATCACGGATCTACCTGGTCTTGTTGCTGTCGTGGAGGAAGCCATGGGCGGCCAGCAAGAAAAAAAAACACAGGTGGAGACGGAGAGTCACGCGCTCTTGAATGGTACGAAATAGAACGGCTGGGACTAGGCCTCCTTGGTCTAGATCCCGACCGTCTCTATGACCTTACCTTCTCCGAATTTGGCAATGCCGTCCGCGGACGTTATGAGTTTCAGGAACACGTAGACCGTGGCGCCTGGGAGCGCACACGTTGGCAGACGGCATTGTTATTAAACGTTCACACCAAGAAAGGCAGTAAGATTCAACCAATGGACTTGGCCGTCTTTCCATGGGAAAAAACCGAACAGTCAAAGAAGCCGAAGGGCGATGGATTGGCTATCTTAAGAGCACTAGCACGCAATGGCAAAACTCGGTGACCTCATAGTCCGCATAGGCGCGGACACTCGCGACCTCAACAAACAGCTGGGCAGGGTCCAGCGCGAGATGCGCTCAATGACTGGCAACCTGGCACAGCTAGGTCAGAACATGACGCGCGCCATCACTGTGCCTTTGGCTGGCCTCGGTGCTTTGGCCGTCAAGAGCGCGGCAGACCTTGAGAAGCTCGAGGCGTCATTTGTAAGCCTTACAGGAGGCGTAGATCAGGCGGCTGCCATGATGAAGCAGTTGAATGAATTTACTGCATCTACACCCTTCCAAATTGAGAACGTAGCCAACGCGGCTCGTCAGCTCATCGCATCAGGCACAGAGATTGGAGAAGTCAACAACCAGCTTCGTTTCCTTGGTGACATCGCAGCCACGTCAGGCGTAACCATTGAAGAGATAGCGGCCATCTTTGCCAAGGTCAACGCCAAGGGTAAGGTAGAGCTTGAGAACCTCAACCAGCTAGCAGAGCGAGGCATTCCGATTTTTAAGGCGTTGGCTGACGCCACAGGGCTACCAGCGGACAGCCTTGGCGCAGGCGCTGTCAGCGTGGAGCAATTCAACACAGTGCTCAAATCATTTGCCGAGGAGGGCGGATTTGCGGCAGGCGCCATGGAGCGATTGAGTCAAACGGCAGCGGGTCAGTTTAGCACCGCGCTAGACAACCTTAAACTGGCAGGCGCTTCCATCGGTGAGTTACTCCTTCCAACAGTCAACAATCTGCTTCAGCTCATCATCAAGTTGTCGCAGAGCTTCGCGGCACTTAGCCCAAATACCAAGGGCTTAATTCTAGAAATGGGTTTGCTGGTTGGTGCTATTGGCCCAATGATTGCGATAATTCCGAAACTTATTGCTGGCGTCACAGGAGTGCGGGCCGCGTTTATCGCATTCAACGCAACGTTGATGGCCAACCCAATTTACCTTGTGGCTACGGCTGTTGCTGCGCTTGGTACAGCCATCGTGTTATTCCGTCAGAGGACGCAGGACGCGGCACAAACCAACAAGGATTTCATTGACACGCTTGTTGGCATGGACAAGCAGGCGCAGATTAACCACGTCAAGGAACAGATCCGTGAGTTAGAGCGCGAGAAGATGGAGATGCAGGCGGCCCAGCGTGCAGAGATGGCTGCGCAGGCCGCAGGCGCTTTGGGTGACAAGTTTGATAAGCAGATAGCGAGAGGCAACACGCAGAAGTATGCCGACCAGGTACAATTCCTTGACGAGCGCATCGCGGGTTTGGTGACGACAGTGCGCGAGATGAGCAAGGAGCAGGAGAAGGTGGAGCAGGTGACAGTGGAAACAACAAGAGCCATTGTTGAGGAGACGAAAGCCATCGAGGAAGCGGGCAATAAAACCTTTTGGCTCTTGGTTCAGCTAAACCAAATGTCAGCGCCACAAATTGGTGGATTGCTTGACATGCTCGAAGGCGTCAAAGTGAAGTTTGAACAAATCACGGAAGCAGTAGAAGAGACCAGCTATGCCATGGCGGAATCTTTAGGCCAAGCGATTGGACAAGCTAAGTCATTCAAGGAGGCTATGCTGGAGGCCGCAAAAGCTATCATTGTTGCATTGCTTGCGCAAGCCAAGGCCAACGTCGTCGCTAATGCCGCCAAAGGTTCAGCTAAAGCAGGCCCATTCTTTCCTGCCGCTATGGTTGGACTTATAACGGCAGGTATGGCCGCGATTAGCTCTGTGCAGTTGCCAGCTCTCGCAGAAGGAGGTTTGGCCTATGGAGCTACAACGGCTCTTGTCGGTGACAACCCTAACGCACGCATCGACCCTGAAGTCATCGCTCCACTGTCGAAGCTCCAAGATATGATGGGCGGCCAACGCGTCGAGGTTTTTGGTCGCATCAGTGGCGACGACATCTACTTGTCCAACGCTCGCACGAGCCGCAATCGCAACCGCTACTCATGAGCTACCTCTACGCGCAAGGCACATGCAAGGGCTTTGATGGAAGCAGTTATACCATCAGCATTATTCACGACGTCGCAGGCACAGATCTAGACACGACCTTTAGCCTAGATGCGTCAGGATTCGTACTGGAGTACGGAGGCGAAAATGACATGTACCTCGTGCCAGGCATCATGCACTCGACCTGCACAATCAACATGCTGTTTCAGAGCGACGAGTTCACTGCGCTGAACACGATGTTGAACGATATTGTGAATGCAGATGACGGTGAGTTTTTGCTTCGCATTGATCGTAGTAGCACTTGTCAATGGCTCGGTGTCATATTGCCTGAGCAACTACGGATTACAGAGGAGAGTGCTTTGCGGGAGCTTCGCATCAAAGCGACCGATGGATTGAGCTTGCTTAAAACTGTTGACTACAACAACGCAGGAACAACTTATACGACGGGTCAAACAGTCTATGAAATACTGCAAGAGTTACAAGAGAAGACTGTCACCTATGCATACGCGGATTCTCAGTTTACTACCACCTTTCGTTTGGCATGGGCGGAAGATGTCATCTCCACCGACGACTATACCTATACTACGCACCCGCCTTCGACTCAATTCCAAGGCATCAAGCGGGCTTTAATCTATCCTAGCACCTGGATTAGATATGAAAACACCGGAGAGACTTACGTCAGCTCTTATGACGTGCTTGTAAGCCTGTGCAATACTTTCCAGTGGCAAATGTACTCGTATCTAGGTGGTTGGTTTTTTCTGCCTATTGGTATCAGAGCCACAAACATCTATGGTAGTTATCTGGCCTATAATGACACAACAGGAAATTTTCCTATCACAGGTGAGTATTCCTATCAAACGATTGCAAGGCAAAAACTTCGCGACTGGACGATTGGATACAGCCCGACTGTGAAGAGGTGTAAGATCCAACGTAAGGCAAAAGACAGCGCAGGAATTTTCAGAGGGCTAAATTTTGATGACGGCACAGTGCTGGCAAATTTATACTTGCCTTTTGAAGGACAGGACACAGCAAGCGAAACCGAGTTTATACGACTAGGTGGCAAGGCGTGGATTGAAAATACGGCTGTAACAGGGCTAAGCAACAGCGAGCGGGTAGCTCGCATTGTCCTGCGCTGTGAAATCAAATGGGACGATGGAGCTGATGCGGAGTGGTATGGCAACCAAATCCTTGTGGACTCTGGTGGCGGTGTCGTCACTTGGCTGATGCAGACACTG